GAGGGGCGGCCGGGGATCGACGGCGTCGGAGCCGGCGAATCAGATTGGAAAGGCGGCGAGCCTCAGGCCCGTCTCGACGAGCGCGGCCCGCCATTCCTCGGCATAAGGCTCGTCTTCGTGACCCGGCATGTCGGGCGTGCCTCTGGTGAAGTGCACCAGCTTCGGATCAATCTCCGGCGGCGACCACCCCGCGAGCCAGTTCCAGGCCTCCGGCAGCGCGCCGATCTCGTCGTCCGAGAGCCAAGCGAGGGTGTGCAGCCAGTCCTTCGAGTCCATGTTCACGCGGTATTTCGTAAGAGCCCGGTTCTTCGCCGGGTCGATCAGCATCACCGACGACCAGTTCTTGCGCGCGTAATGGCGCTGCAGCGTGCCGGTCATCTTGAGGGTCTCGCGCGGCCGGTGGTCGTGCTTGACACACATGACGGCCTTGTCGGCTTCCGCGAGCGCGAACAACTCGGCCACGTCGGCCCGCCACAGGACATCCGGATCGGTGAACAGCACCCAGCTGGATCGGTGTTGCTCCAACAGCGGAACGAGGAACCGCAGATAGGAGAACTCGGTCGAAAAGGCTATGCCATCGCGCCCATCGAACCGCTGGCCCTCTTCGTTGATCCAGGCCGAGCGATAGAACCAGCCCTGGGTCCGTAATTCCCAATCCTTCAGCGGTATGATCTCGACCGGGATCGAGGCGTGCTTCCGCAAGCTGTGGACCGCCACCTCGAAGGCGAGCGTATCGCGCGGATCCCAACCCATGTAGACGCGGAGCGGGCCGTCCGGGACGCCGCTCACAGGTAGGACTTCTCCTCGGACGTCGCCCAGGCCATGAGGGCATCGATCTTGCGCTTGAGACGGAATCGTTCGTCATTCCCGCGATGCGCAAGTCGTGATTGGACCGCCACAGCACGGTCATCGTCCCAGTTGACGATGCGCAGTTCCTCCTGGGCGTCCCAGATCGCCATGTTGGCGGCCTTCAGGCGCTCGTAGAGAGGCCATACTTGGCTCTGGTGATGTGCGCCGAAGGTCTCGGCCACGCGCACCAGCAATGAACTGAGGGCCGCGTTGACCCGTTTCAGCTTGCCCGGATCGGTGAGGCGCTCGGACTTGATGGTCAGGATCGAAAGCCGGTCGATCAGCTCGCCGGGCGAGACCTCAATCTGGGGCACGGCGTTTTCGTTCAGTTCGGCGCGTCTGCCAATTGAGAATCAGCATCACAAAGCCGCCAATCAGCAACAGAGCAGAATTAATGAGCGTTGCTTCAAACTCAGACATGAGAAAGCTCGTGGTCCATCATCATGAAGGCGATCTGGCCGGCGGTATGGAGCGGCTGCCAGCCGAAGGTCTCGCGCGCCTTGGTGGCGTCACCGAGCAGCGCCGGCACGTCCGAAGGCCGGTAGAGGGCCGGGTCGATCGCCACTAGCATCCGCCCGCTGCTGGTTTCGATGCCGCGCTCCTCGCCGCCTTCGCCGGTCCATTCGATGCTCCAGTCGAGCACGGCGCAGGCCCACTCGACGAATTCCCGGATCGAATGGGTTTCGCCGGTCGCGAGGATGTAATCCTCAGGCCCGGATTGCTGTAGCATCTGCCACATGCCCTTCACGTAGTCGCCGGCGAAGCCCCAGTCGCGCCGAGCGTCTAGGTTGCCGAGCCTGAGGCAATCGAGGTCGCCGCGGTGGATGCGCGCAAGATCGACGACGATCTTCTTGGTGACGAACTCCGCGCCCCTGAGCGGACTCTCGTGGTTGAACGCGATGCCGCAGGAGGCGTGCAGCCCGTAGGCCTCGCGGTAGTTGACCGTCAGATAGTGGGCATAGGCTTTGGCGGCTGCATAGGGGCTGCGCGGGTGAAAGGGAGTGGTCTCGCGCTGCGGCGTCTCGTGCGCGAGGCCGAACATCTCCGAGCTGGAAGCCTGATAGAACCGGCACTCGGGGGCGAGGTGCCGGATCGCCTCCAGGATGCGCGCCACGGCGCTGCCGTTCACGTCGCCGGTGTAGCATGGCTGCTGGAAGCTGACCGGCACGAAAGACTGGGCCGCAAGGTTGTAGATCTCGTCGGGCTGGGCGACCTCGATCGCGCGGTAGATGCTGGCATCGTCGGCCAGCTCGAACGGCACCAGTTCGACCTCGCCATGGATGCCGAGCGCCTTCAGGCGCCAGTTGTTCGGCGAGGAACCGCGCCGCTCACCACCGAATACCTGATAGCCCTGGCCGAGCAGGAACTGCGCGAGGTAGGCGCCGTCCTGACCGGAGATCCCGGTGACGAACGCGCGCTTCACCCGATCACCTCGACTTCGGGCAGCGGAAAGATCAGCTGCCCGCCACTCAGCAGAAACCCCTCCTCCTTGCGGCAGATCTCGCGCCGGAAGTGCCACGGCAGTACCAGGAAGGCGTCGGCGCGCTCCCGCGCTTCCGCCTCCGGGATGATCGGGATGGCCGAGCCCGGCGTCACCCGGCCGAACTTGTCCTCGTTCACTTCGGCGATGGCGGGCAGCAGGTCCGGCCCGATGCCACAGTAGTTGAGGAGCACATTGCCCTTGGTCGAGGCGCCGTAGCCCATGACCGTCTTGCCGCGCGCCTTGAAGTTGGCGAGGGTCGAGAGCAGCGCGTCGCGATGACCGGGCAGCCAGCCGGCTAAATCTCGCATGGGCCGAGGCACACATAGCCAGCCATAATCACGATCCTCCGCTGCGAGCGTTTCGTTCACCTTCGCCGGATTGCCGACATAGGGCGCGCCCTCGCGCGCGAGCGTCACCCGGAACGAACCGCCGTTCACGTCGTTCATCGCCACGTCGAGGATCTGGAGCCCATAGAGCCGTGCGATGAACGCGAAGTCTGCGAGCCGGTAGTATTCCAGGTGCTCGTGGCAGATGGTGTCGTAGGCGTGCGCCTGGATCATCGCGGGGAGATAGGATTGCTCGGAGATCCAGATGCCATCGTCGGCAAGCGCTTCCAGAACGTCGTTTACGAACGCGAGCGGGCGCTCCAGGTCGTAGAAGCAGGCGATCGAGGTGACGATTCTGGCCTTGCAGGCTATACCGAGCGCTTCGATGGCCTCGCCTGAGAAGAAGCCGGGATAGACCTCGACCTCCGGCTCGTAGTGCTCGCGGAACTTGGCGGCGGTCGGGTCGATGCCGACTTTGGAGAGCCCTTTGGTCGGATAAGATCGAAGCAGTGTGCCGTCGTTTGAGCCGACATCAACGACCAGGTCACCCGGCTGCAGATCAGCCACGCGCGCTGCATATCGAGCCAGGTCCTGCAGATGCTCGACCATGGCGCGGTTGAGGCCGGAGCGGTAGCCATAGTTCTCTCCATAGAGCAGGTCGGGGCGATAGTTCTCGCCGAGCTGGACGAGGCCGCAGGCTTGGCAGCGCAGGAGCCTGAGCGGTCCGCTTGGCACGGATTCGTCCGGTAGCGGGAACGTGCCCGAGAGCGGCCGCTCGCCAAGATGCACGACTTCGGCCAAATCGGCGCAGCCGCACAGCCGGCAGTCGGCGATAGTGGTGTAGATGTCAGACATTCAGGATCTTTCGCACTCCCGCGATCACCCGCTCGGGCGTGATGCGCGCCATGGCGTCCTTGCAGTGCGGGCACGGCACCCGCTGACCGCAGGGGCTTAGCCCGTCCATCGGCTCGTAAAGGTTCACGTAGTTCGGATCGTCGTAGCCCTGGTTGGCCGGGCTGACGAAGCCGCCGAAGATCGCCACTGCCGGCACGCTGAGCGCCGCCGCAGCATGATAGAGCCCGCCCTCCGGCCCGACGTAGAGCGCCGCGCCCGAGAGCAGCCAGCAGGCCAAGGCGAAGTGATCCGCCGGCAGGTGGCGCACGCCGCGCAGAAGTTCGGACCCATTTGGGTTCAACTGGACCCAGTCGAGGCCGGGCAGCGCATTGACCACCTGCTGATAGCGCTCGAATCCCCAGTCCCTGTTCGGCGACACGCCCGCCTTGTAGTGCGGCTCGATCACGATGTAGCCGCGCTTCTCGCAGCGCTCCAGATAGAGTTCACCACGCTTGGCCTTGTGTCCGGTGAAGCGCCAGGGCAACCGGGGATCGCGGATCTTCTTGGTGGTGAACTCGCGGCCCGGATGGATCGCCACGAATTCCGCCTTCATGCGATGCCAGTCGATATAGGGTCGAGTCCAGGCCGCGTTAGCTAATCGCAGCAGCCGCTCGCCGTTGCGTTCGCTGCCCGGTGGCACGATGCGCGGATTGCGTTCCCACAGCGCATGCCAGCGCGGCCGATTGTGGCGATCCACCACGAGCACCCGCCGCCGCGCCGGGTCGGCCTCCTGCAGCGCCCGCGCCTCGCCGGTCACTAGGATTTCATCGCCGCAACCCATGTCAGTAGCCGAACCGCGCGATGTCCTCGGCGAAGATGGCCGCCACCCGGTCGTAGGCTGGCGCATCGTAGTAGGCGATCCATGGCCGATGCAGCGTGACGTTCTCAGGCACCGCCGGCGGATAGCCGCGGGCTCGCAGGAAGCCGTCGATCTCCTCGCGGTACTCGAAGCGGAGCACCCGGTCGAGGCCGTCGAACCACCGCGACTGCGGGATTCGCGTCATCGGCCCGACGCCGAGATAGGGGCAGGCCTGCCAGCCCGTGTCATCGCAGAACTTCAGCCAGTCGAGGAACGACAGCTTGAGCGCCCGCTGCGCGTAGAGCCGTTGCTTGGCCTTCTCCGCCTTCGGCGCCTTTGGCAACGCGGCCATGAACTTGCCGAGCTTGATCGGCAACTTCGCCCCAGCCGCCCGTTCCTGAAACGTCGGCTCCGTCGGTCGCCGAAAAAGATGGTAGAGGCTGACCAACCGGTCCCAGGGATTGCGCACGACCGCGAACTTGAATCGCGTCTCCCACACCTCCGCCGGGATACGTTCCCGTAGCTGCGAGGCGAAGGCGTGCTTGCCGAGGTCGGGAGGCCACTGCGCCCGGGCGTTGGGATCGGCCCCCAAAAGAAGAGACCGCCGGATGGCGGTCCCTGACGTGCGCGGGCAATGGACGAAGAGAACCTGATCGTCTAGGTGCATCTTCGGAATATGCCCACCCAGGGAATATCCATAACCTCGGAGACCATGCGGAACCCGGCCTCCTCGATCATGGTCTTGATGGCGAAGCCGCTCTTCAGCGTGCGCGCCGGCGCGCGCACCGCCAGCCAGCGGCACGCCTTTGCGATGGCGAGATCGAGCAGCGGCGCCGGGTTCCTCAGCTTGTGCAAGACCGAGAGGCACATCACGATGTCGTAGTCGATCTTGAGGCCCGGCCAGGTCGCGGGATCGTCGAAGTCCGCCCACCAGAGATGCAGTTTCCGGCCATCCGGTCGCTCGGCGAGCGCATGGCCAAGCGCGAGCGCCCTGCGATCAATGTCGATGCCATCGGCCGATTGCGCCCCCGCCTCGATGAACCAGCGCGCGATCAGGCCCTCGGCGCAGCCGAGATCCAGCACCCGGGCATGGCGCGCCTCGTGGCGCAGCACTTCAATGCCGCGGATGCCTTCTTCGAGCGTCCGCTCGCCATCCTGGATATTGGGGATCGTGAACCAGCCGCCTTGGCCGCGCTCACGAAACGGCAGGCTCGGAAGGCTCATTCGGAAAGTGCCGCACGACCGCCAGATGCACCGTGCCGCCGACGTTCAATGGATCGGTCGAAGGCAGCACTTCGGCTTCGAGATAGTCGTGATCAGACCATCGGATGCCGTCGATGAGCTCATTCGCACCGAATTTGGCCAGATCTGCACCCTTCCCCTCAGCATCCGGCTTGTAATAATCGTCGAACACTACGACCGGGCTGTCCTTCACCGCCGCGTAGTCCGAGCGGATGGTCTCGACCGAATGGCCGCCGTCGATGTAGACGAAGTCGGCGACGAGGTGTTTCTCCTTGAGCGTCTCGCGCGTGTTGCCCTTCACGAGACCGAAGCTGAAGCCGGGATTGTCGCGCCCGAAGGCTTCGAGCCGCGCGGCGACGTCGGCCAGCGTGCAGTTGCGCTTGGCGTTCAGCTCGTCCCGGTTAGTTTCCTCGGTCGCCTCCTCGAAGAGGTCGTAGCCGGTATAGTGGACGCGCGGACTGTGGGCGAGCGCGGCCAGCGCCATCTCGGTCGCCCGGACTCCGTTCCACACGCCGATCTCGATGATCGTCTCGGGCTTCACCTGCTCGATCAGCCCGAGGATCTGTCCGTAGCGCATCGCCTTCGCCATGCCGATCTCCTATGCCGCAATTTCCATCGTCTGCGTCTGCAGCGCGCGCCAGCAGGTGCCGTCGCGCATCTCGTCCCGGGTCCACTGATTGGCCGCGAGGTTCGCGAGCCATTGCATGCGGTCGTTCGGGTAGTGGGGATCCTCGATCTGCGCGAGATCCGAGCGCCCCATGCGGGTCGCCATTGAGGATGCCAGCGAGAACACCGGCACACCATCGATCAGCGCCTTCACCATGGCGCTGGAGCAGTGCGCCACGACCACCCAGGCATCGGCGAGCTCCGCCTCGAAGCCCGGTGCCGCGTAGGCATTGCCGGAAGACTTGGCATCAGGCTTGTGGCAGACTTTGATCGGGCGATCGGTGTGGCACCGCAACTCGGCGATCACTGCCGCCGTCCAGGCGTCCCGAGTCGTGCCGAGCCGGGCGGTATAGTGAACCTCGCTCTGGCTGGTGATGACGATGTTCCGGCCGGTCAGATTCCACGGCTTCAGTTCGACTCCAAACGGCTTCAGGCGTTCCAGCCCATGTTGGCCTGAGCCGTCGTGCATCATGGCGTTCTTGGTGACCCGGAACCAAGTATGGCGCCCGAGATAATAGGCATTGTCGCAGTAGAACCAGGTCCGGCCCTCAGCCTTGCAGCGGGCAATCAGCGGCGCTGTGTAATCAGTCCAGCCGTAGAAGAACCCCGCCCCGTCGCGTAGAACGGGATCGCCCAGTGCCGCTACTTGGCCGCCGCAGCCCTGCGCGAAGGCCTCGCACAGCATCAGGCCCTTCTTCTTGCCGGGCGAGGGGTAGCAGGTGACGGTCATCCGAGCAGCCTCCGGAACGCCTCGCCGGAGCGGATCTCGCTCATCGCCCATTGCGCCCAGGCGAAGCGGGCGAAGGCCGCCTCTCGCGTCTCCGGTCGTGATGGATCATCGACTTGGGCGATATCCCGTCCGGCCGCCGTCGACACGAAGAATTTCGGCCCGCAGGCGATAACCGGCACGCCGTGCAGCAGCGCCATCGTGCCCATGTGCGAGTTCCAGGTGATGACGCAGAATGCATCGGCGAACTGTTCCTCCGGCCTCGGCACCGCTATGCCTCGCCGCTTCAGTTTCTTTGGGTGCTCCACGATCTCGATCGGCCGGTCGGTATAGCGCCGCAGCTCCGCCGCAGTTCTGGCGTGCCAGTCTGGCGCGCAGGCCACATCTGACGAGCCGATGCCGCGTTGCTCGCGCACCAGGATCTTGTCCCCGTCCGTCCGCCACGGTGCGATCTTCACGTTCCAGCTCGCCCACCGGGCCGGCCCGTCGCTGCGCCAGAAGGTCTGATGATCATTGAGGCACAGGCTGAAATACTGATCGGCCGGATAGGGCCCGTTCGGCAGACGGCGCAGGTGCGCCTCCTCAGCGACAATGACGCGTCCGCCCTGGTCCTCGAATTTCCGGCAGGTTGCCTCGATCGGACCCTTGTGTCGGGTCCAGGTAATCAGCACGTCTCGGCGCGAGGCCGGGCGCTTGTCCGCCGGCAAGCCTGCCCAGCGCCATCCCGGATTATGCTCGATCTCGAAGCCGACCCGCTTCAGGCCGTCCAGCAGCGCCCGCCAGCGCCCATCCTCGAACCGCTCCGGCAGGATCGAGAACGCGGTCGGCATTATTCGTGCTGTTCGAGCCGTGACAGCTCGCGTCTTAATTCGGTTTGGCGATTTTCCACCCAATCGGTCTGTCTCTGTTGGCGCCCTGCCATTTCAGCATCCGTTTCGGGGCGGCGATAAGTGATAGTGATTTCGGCATAGTGTGCCTCCCACCATTCGGAAACGCTGTTGACGCCGAAGCGTGCTGTCTCACGATATTCCGGCGGAATCTTTCCGATTTGCTCATCAAGCCATGTCTTGAGGGCGGGAAGATTCGTCTCGTTACCATATTCGTCCATCCAATTGGGCGGATATCCTTGATAAATATAGACTGTGCGCATTTGACGTTCTGTCATGATAGCGTTTCTTCCAAAGCTCGTTTCGGGAAACAGTCGAGCGCCGATCCCGGCGTGCAATTGACGACCTCGATGCCGAGTTTCCGGAGCGGCTCGACCAGCGTCCGGAAGGCCGGGACGAACTGCTCGGCGCTGCTGGTCTTGCGAGGATGGTCGCCGAACCAGTGCGTCCTGCCGTCGGACTCCCGCATGTCGTAGCCGAGCAGCAGCAGCCGTTTCGCCCCGGTATGGACCGCCAGGTTGAGCGCCTGGTAGCCGCTGTTCGATCCCGTACGCACCCCGTCCGGCTTCAGGCACAGGCCCTCGGGCGGTTTCGGGCAGTCGGGCGCGTGGTTATCGTTGCGGACCACCTTCACGCCCGGCTCATGGGCGCGGATCTTGGCCTGATGGTTCTCGATCGTGACGCGTGCGCCCTGGAAGCCGTGGAAGAGGGCCAAGGCCCGCTCGCGGCCGAAGAGGTGCTGCGCTGGACTCTCATAGTTTCGGTGCCACTCATACCACTTCGCGTCGGCGAAATAGTGGATATCCGCCCACGGTGCCATGAGGTAGCTGTCGTTGACCACGATGACCGGGACGCGGCCCCGCAGCATGAGCACCTGGTCTTCTGTGAGGCTCGGCCCGCTCGCGATCAACGCGACGGTCTCGCCCGGCCACAGGCGCGGGACCGACCAGTATGGAACCGTCACGTAGCGATTATCAGCCCGGCGAAGGTGACCGAGGCCGTCAGCTCCTCGCCCTGCTCGACCACGAGCCCGACCTGGCTGCCGATCGCGCGCCCGCGCGCGTCTGTCAGCAATAGGCGGCCGTCGCGGAGTTCAAGCCGCACCGGCAGGATTTCCATGGCCTCGGGTTCAGCCTGCTCATCTTCGATTGCCGCGGCGTCCCATCCCGCCCGCCAGTGGTCTCCAGCCTCGGTGCCTTCGGCGCTCGGCGCCGCCACGCGCGGCACGCCAGTATCATGGTCCTTGCGGCCCTGGGCGAGCCATTCGTCGGGGGTCATATCACTTCACAGCCCTTCCCACGGCAAGCGCATGCGCAATCGCCGCGCCGCCTTTCGCGCCGTCTTGTGCCGTTTGGCATCCTTGGGCGGCGACCCGCCAGCACTCCAGAACCACCAGCCGATAAATCCTGCCAACAAGAGTAGCCACAGCCACCCGGACCATTCGGAAATCACGCCGCCTCCAGTCTCAGCCAGAAGTCCAAGCCGGGCGCCACGAATCCTCGCGGCGAAACCCAAAGCCATCCTGGCATGGTGCTGAGATCGATGTCGTCGACCACGACGCGACAAGAATCTGGATAGAGCGCCGACAATCGAAACATCCGTCTGATCTTTCCTTCCGCATTGGAATGCCATTTCTCATGGAGATGGCCAACTGAGACTGTCGGCATCTCCACATGAACGCCACGATTCGCGCACAGCTCTTTTATCGTGTGATGCGTTGCGATTCCTGCTTCCAGGCCGAGCTTGGGATTGCCGATTGCCCAGCACAGATGGCTGGGCTTCAGCGCTTTCAGCCAAGCGAGGGGCACTGGACCGGGATCTTCCGCGCAATCGACTGTGTAGTCGCGATCAAAAGCGAACAGCACTATGCCGCCTCCGTCAGCGCCCGGAACCGCTGCACGCCGTGGCGCGTCAGCCCGTCGTCCTCGAGGAAGGTCTCGGAGAACTCGAAGCGGAACTGCACGAGATCATGGCCGGTCACGCTGAGCGCCACCTGGTCCAGCGCGTCCACGATCGCACCCATAATCTGCTTTGGCTCCTTCATGCCTCGGCCGCGCGACCAGGTATGCACCATGAGCGTCTGCTCCATGCCGTCCTCGGTCTTGGTGTCCCACTCGCGGGCTTCCGTCTCGCCCACCACCACGTAGGGGGGGAAGATCCCGCTCGCATTGGGCGCCTCCCAGGTGGTCTGCGGCACATGATCGAACACACGGGCGGGATCGGCGCCGGTCAGGGTCTTGAGCGTGGCGTCGGCACGCAGCGTCGAATAGATCACCTGTTGCAAGGCCCATTGGGAATCAGCGGTCATCCTCGGGCGGCCTCAGCGGCGTACGCCGGATCGTCCCATCGGGGAGGCGCTCGACCAAGTCGCCGCCGTCAATGCCGAAGCCGATCGAAACGCCCTTCTCACGCTTCGGCCGGAACGGCGCGCGCTTCCTGAGCGGCTCGACTTTCTCATCGTCCGGATTTCCGGTTGGCGTCTTTGAAGAATTTGGCAAAGCGCTTCGCGATCCTCGGTTTCATACGCTCGAAGGCAGGATGCAGCCAGGGCCGCGGCTGCATTTTCCGGGTGCCGAACTCCAGGTGCCGACCATAGCGGATATCGGTGCCGATTTCAGCCCCCAACTGGTTGGCATCGAGGATCGCGAAGATGTTGGAAACGAGGCGCCCGGTGTCGGTCTTGGGCGGCTCGCCCGGCGCCGATCGCTGATGGCGCTTGCCGCCCTTCCGGACGATCACGCCGGTGCGCCGGCCGCGCTGGATCGACTTCCGCGCCTCGCCCTGGACCTCAAGGGCGCTCAGGGCTACGGCCCGCCCGACGCCGGTCACCTGGTCGACAGGCAGACGACGGAACTTGGCATTGAGCCGATCCCGCCCGATGATCTTGACCCGGACGCTCAATTGAGCCGCCCCGCGAGGCGCAGCACCAGGGCCGTTTCCGCGTCTTCGAAAGGTGCGCCTTCCAAAAGTTCGCACATGCGGTCTACGCTGATGCTCAACCAGAATTCGACTGGGATCGCCACTTCCAGGAATCGCCCTTCGAGGATCTCGGATTCCTCGCTCACAGCGCCACCCCTTCCTCGGCCATGATCTCGATCCAGCGATTCCGCTCTTCGATGTTCACGATCGACCGGATGTTAAAATAGCGGGTCGCGCCGTCCTTCACGAACTTAATCCGGTGCTCGGGCTTCAGGCCCGCCTTGTAGCGGGTGGTGATCCGGTGAGTGACCGGGCTTTCGAGCTGCATCGCCCTGAGCCGCTCGAAGCCCCTCAGGGGCTCGACGCAGGCGCGCAGAGTGGCGACCGTCGTCGGGCTGGCCCACGGGTTGCCGAAGCCGCCGCCGCCGTCAGCGGCCGCGCTCTCGGCCTGGATTACGATGGTCTGGCGCAGGTCGCAGGCGCGGATGTCGGCGCAGCACTTGCCCATGGCTTAGAGCCTCAGCACCCTGTATTTCCGCCACACTGCATGGGCGCCAGAATTCTTCGCCGCGTCCTCGCAGTCGCCGCGGTTGGTGAACATCCAGGCGACCGTCATGAGGATGCCCTGACGGAGCGGCTCGGGCACGTCGCCGGGGTTGGCGCCGTAGCCGGCGGCGAACTGCACTTCGAGACCGTTGGCGACCCGCTCGATGACGGGGGCGACCGCCCCGGTCCTGAGCGCGATGCGCCCCGGCTGGCTCGCCGTGTCGACGAAGTAGTTGGAGGCGGCGAAGGTGGTTGCATTGTCGTCGTCGTCGTAGGCTTTCATGTGGGCGACCGAGAGCAGCGGCGGACGCGGGATCTCCACGTCTCGTGCCGCGGTGTTCAGCATCGAGATCGGCCCCTCGCGCACGCCCTCCCACCATGGCTCGGCGCGGCTGTCGCTCGGCCAGCGGTCGAGGAAGAGCCGATAGGTGCGGGTGATGCCAGCCCGCCCGGTATAGCGCTCAAATTCCTCTGTCGCCGCGTCCAGCAGCCCCGCCAGGAAGGCGTCGTGGGTCGTGTCGTCGTCGCCCAGCTCGAGCTGCTTCTTGGCCTCGTTGAGCGAGACCGGCAGCTGCGCCGGCGGCGTGACCAGTTCTAGCTTTAGCGATTCTGGCATCGGATCGTCTGGCTGCGCTCGAAGATGCGCCCTTCTGCCGTCGTGATGGTGTTGATGAGGTGATAGAGCTTCACCGCTGGATCGAGGCCGGAGACGAGGCAGTTGGTCACATTGCTGGTGATCGTCTCGCTAGAGATGGTTTCGGCGCTCGGGCTGCCGGCCTGCTCGGGCTCGATCCGCCAGGCCGAGGTCGCGATGGTGTCCGAGGGCGAGCCCACGTCGTCGAGCACCTCCGACCAGTCGACCGGATAGTCGAGCTCCTCGGCGGGATCCTGCAGCACGTAGGGCATCTAAGGCTTGATCTCGCCGCGGGTCAGGATGACATGGACCTTCCCCTCGCGCTCATGGACGTAGGCCCTGACCCCGTCGATCTCGCCGACGTAGATCGAGACCTTGCGCCCGCCCGGCCACTTGATGCCGTTGTCGACCCGGCACAGCGTGGCCCCGTCCGGCTTCACGGTGAGCACCGCGAGATCGCCGATGACATGGCGGTCCTCGAGCGCCGGCCGGGCGTCGAATGAGCCGTTGACGACCTGGTGGGTCATTTTAGTGGCTGATTTAGCTTCAGATTTCACTAAAAGCGAAAGTCAACGTTTCCGCTCCCAGCACGCCGGCGCTGGCGCCGATCTCCACTTCCATCACCATGACGAGGAAGTCGCCGATGTGCTCGGCCGGCGAGCCGTCGGTGAACGGCCCGGCGCCGAGCGAGGCCGGGGCGCCTGAAGTGAGGCCGAACAGATCCTCCATGGCGTTGCCCGGCGAGCCCGCCGAAGGGCCGTTGAAGAACGGCGGGTCTTGCGCCTCGTCGGGAATCGACGGCGCCTGGAAAGTGGGCTCGACCGCATACCACGCCTTGATCCCGGCCTCCACAAAGCCGGCGCCGTCGGTATAGGCCTCGAGATCCGTGATCTGAGTGAACCCGCCCTCGTCGGTGATCTGGGCCCGCAGCCACTTCTCGAACGAGTATTCGCGGTTCGCGGTCGGGACGATCAGCGGATCGTTGAGATCCACGGTCGCGTTGTTCGCGTTCTTGAACCTGACCGTGCCCGACGTCTTGTCCGTGATTACGGCCGCCGAGGTCCATTCGTTGATGATGACGGTTGCTGCCATGGCTGTCTCCTAGTGGACGGTAAAGCGGCCGCGCGAGGGCACGCGGTAATCGTCGCGACCCGGCACGTCGTAGTCGCCGCGGCTCGCGATCTTCCAGCCGCGCCGTGTGCTGGGCGAGAGCGCGCCGCCGATGAGAACCGCGTCGAGCCCCGCCGTCTGCAGTTGCGCGAGCGCCAGGGCGGCGTCGACCACGAGGGTGCGCTGCCGGGCGTTGGCGAGGCCGGCCGACAGGCTGGCCGTGAGGCTTTGGCCGCGGCGGATCGCGGCGTCGAGCGAGGCTATGCGGCTCTGTCCTGCCAGCACCGCCGCCGACAGGCTGAGCTGCAGCGCCTGCGTTTGTTCCAGAGCCGCATCGAGCGAAACGTCGAGGGTCGTCGCCGCCGCCGATGCCAGCACCGCATCGAGCGCGGCCGTGAGATCGAAGGTCCGGAGCACCGCCGCGTCGAGCGCTGCTGCCGCCGTGCGCCGCGCCTGCAGGACCGCATCGAGGCTGGCCGCCCGTGTCCGGCTTTCAGCGAGAGCCGCATCAAGGGAGGCCGTTGCGGTCCGACCAGCGGCCAGGGCGGCGTCGAGGGAGGCCGTCGCCATCGCCGCAGCTTCGAGCGCCGCATCCAGAGAGAGCGTCAGCGTCGTCTCGCCGAGCACGATCAGCCGCGCATCGAGCGAGGCGACGAGCGTCTTGTCCTGCCGGACCGCAGCCGACAGATCGGCGGTCCGCGTGTTCAGCAGCGCAAGGGCAGCATCCAGACTCGCTGCAGCGGTGAATTGCTGCTGCAGCGCAGCGTCAAGAGATGTCGTCCTGGTCTTCGCCTGCAGGAGTGCGGCGTCGAGCAACGCTGCTGCGGTTTCCCGCCTCTGAACGGCGGCGTCGAGCGAGGCTGCGAGCGTCTGTCCGACGGCAATGACCGCGTCGAGCGAGGCCAAAGCCGTGCGCGCAATCTGAACCGCGGCATCGAGCGAGGCGTCCCGGCTCTGGCCCCGAAGCACCGCCGCGTCGAGGCTCGCCGCGGCCGTTTGTGCTTTCAGCACCGCGGCATCGAGGGCCGCCGTCCGGGTAAAGCCTTGCGCGACCGCCGCGTCGACGCTGAGCGCCGCCGTCCTGGCTTCTCGCAAGGCCGCGTCAAGGCTCGCCGAGCGCGTCTTGGCCTGTAGGATCGCCGCATCCAGCGAGGCGATGACGGTCCGGACGGTGACCGCCGCTGCCGACGGCACCTGCATCTCGGCCCAGGTGACCTTGACGCGCAGCGCCTCGACGTAGGCATCGAGCGAAGCCGCGAGCGTCGTGGCGGCGTCGGCGAGGCTGGCGTCGAGGCCGACCGTTCGGGTCTTTCTCGCCAAAATCCCGGCATCGAGGCTGGTCGTCGCCGTTAGGGTGGCGCGCAACGTGGCATCGAGATCGGCACCGGCGCTCTTGAGCCGCTGCAAGGCCGCGTCCAGTTCGGTCGTCTGGACTTGGACTTTCTGCAGCGCCGCGTCGAGATCCACCGGGTGCTGCGCGTCGGCCTGCAGGGCGGCGTTCAGGCTCGCCGCGAGCGTCTGCTGCTGCTGCACTACGCCATCGAGCGAGGTGACGATCTCGATTGGGGCCGCCGCTTCCTGGACAGTGATCGACGGCGTGTTGGTGTAGGTGTCCAGAACCGTGCCAGCCCGGGTGACGCGAAGCTGAACGGTATTGCCGTCCGCAACGTCGGCGGTGCGAATCTGAGCACAATACTCGACCTCGACCTCGTCGTTGCCGGCAAAGTCTATGTCGTTGGTCTCGCCAGCGAGGCCGTTGTCCTCGTCCATGCCCGAGTTGGGCGTGATGAAGGTGCCGCTGCCGATTTGCTGCGTGGTGTTATCGTCGTCGGCAAAGTTGCCTGACGCCGATGATCGAACGACCGATGATGCAGCATTTACGGCATTCCAGCCCGCGCCGTTGAGATTGTATTCCAGCTGAAGCTGGGTATTGACCCCCATTCCTCCGGCCGTCTCCTGAACGAGGAAACGGACCCGGAAGTTCTCGTCAACGGGCTGCGTCCAGTTGACGTTGGCATCCGCCTTCCATGTCGCCAACGCCTCACTGTCGTCGTCCTCGCGGCCGCGAAAACTGTCTTGATCGAACGCTGCCGTTGTCATGGCCGCTCGCCTCGCTTGCCGGCGCTCTTGGGCGGGAAGTCAGGATCGGCCTTCGCCGCTTGGTAGATCTCGTTGAACCTGGCCTTCGGAATCAGACGACCCTGGCAGACGGCGATGATCGGCGAGCGGGAAAGCAACTGATCCAGCAGCCCTAAAAGATCGCCCCCGCACCATTCCTCCGTGTCGGTGCGGTAATAGTACCAGTCATGAAGATGCAGGAGCACCCGGCCGACATTGCTGGCCCCCGGGTCGCCGTCCCGCTGTGCGATGACCTGCACGCCATAAGACGGCGCGTCCTCCGGCCCGCCGTCGAGGTTGGAGAACGTCGAACCGTCGGCGTGCCAGATCTTCCACTTCACGGCTGGTCTGCGGTGAACCGGAGCCTGAGGTTGCCGTAGCTGCCGATCGAATCCGCCTGCTCCGCCGTCAAGGTCTGTTCCGCCGCCGTCAGCGTCGCAGAGATGTCCGTATGGCTCCAGCTCGCGCGCTCGACCGCGCCCTCCATCAGCGCCACGGTCAGATCGATCTGGCCGGCGTCGACATTCTTCGCATAGCGGTAGCGCACGATGTGGTTGGCCGAGGATGCCGGGTCGCCCGCTTCTTCCAGCCGCACCTCGCAGGCATCGTCGCTCGGTGCCGGGCCGGAGTGGATGAAGTCGCTGTCGTCGGCGCTCGCCTCGTCGATCATGGGCCACAGCTCGGTCGGCGACCCCGCGAACGACGGTGAACCCTCAACTTCCGGCATCCAGCTGCCCAGCGAGATGTCGGTGAAGGGCCGGGCGAATTGGTTTATTGACCCGGCACTCTGGACGGCGCCCTTGTCCAGTCCGCCAGTCTGGACGGCACCTTTATCCAGAGCCATTAGAACAAGTTACCTCTTTCGCTTTCTTCTACGACCTTTTTGAGTGCGCTAATCATAGGGCGTGCATCAATGTCACTGAAAATGCTTTTAGCTTTCTGACAATCTCCTGCAGCCTTTTCTAGCTTGGCGATTGTTTGTTTCAAATTCTCTCGCCATTGTGTTTCATTAAAAGACATAGAATCCTCCGTTATTAATAAGCCCCGCCGATCACATTCCCGGTATCGACCGGCGCGAAATAGGCGAGCCTGTTGGCGAAGGTATCGGCCCCGGACTTGGCGAAGGGAGTGACGCTAAGGGTTTCGTTATCTCCGAGCAGGACCATAATATCGACCGTATCAACATCATACGCCGTTGTACAATTAAAGACTGCGTTCTTTCCATAAATTGCCATTTGTCGCGTGCCGACAGGAATTTCGATTCCTTCGCCACCCACACCACTAAAGCCCTCGACTAAATTGCTATGAAGGCTGGCTACTAGCTTGGACGTTGCGCTTACCGAAATCCCCTTCCCTGTTCCGCCGGCCGAAAGAATGGAGTTCCTCGTAATATTACTACGGTCCGTCGTGGCTATTCCATTACTGGCACCGTCAATTGAAATGATATTTCTGGCACAATCAGCAAACGTGGTATTAATAGAGATAGCAGTAGTAAAATCATTAGTGCCGTCATTCTTCAAATAATTACGCAGAATATTGCCGCCGGCAGTGCCTCCCGTTCTATTTATTCCGACTCCGCCAATATCATGGACATGATTGCTGTCACACACAGTTTCATTATTATTTATGACAATGCCGCCACCGGAAGAGTTGTTAACTTCGCAACCTGTAATTATGGACCTCATGGCCACGGTAACAACAGTAGCGGTGCCAGTGTTGTGTAAGTGCATATTGATGAAATGTACGGAAGCCGCCCCGGCAAAAATAGTGAAGTTGCCATTGTTGCCATCAATCCCACCGATGCCGCCGTCTCCGGCTGCACTCGTATAGCCTTCGAAAATCAGCGGTGCATCGAAGGTCGGTGTCCCATAAGTTACAAGAGATAGCGCTGCTGCCAGAATTTCGTCGGTGCCCGCTTTGATGTTGAAACGGTCGCCGTTCGTGGCATCGCGAGTAGCACTGTCCAGTGCGAATTGCAGGTCGCCGTAAGGGTCACCTATCGTGCCTGTGCCGCTATCCCCCGCTATAGCCGGATCGACGTAGACTTCTGTAGGGGCCGCCACTCAGAGCTACCCCAGCAGCGCGTTGATACGCCAACAAAACCGCCACCAAAGATGATACAATTTGGTGCGCAATTTCGCTCGCCAAGGCGGCAATAAGATGATCGTGTTTTCGCGGACTATAGCCCCTGGAGTGAAAATGCCTTTTGACATCTCAATCACCCCAGCAGCGCGTTGATGCCCGCCGCTTTAGAGGCTGCTGCGCGGAATGAAGCATTGTCGTTGGTCGTTCGAATCCCATTGATGAGATTGAACAGATCCACAGCCTCCGTCCGCGTCAGATCGTCCGCGCCCGCCAAGCCGCTGGTGTTCGGGATGGTCTGCCCAACGTCGATGGACCCTACCAGGGCGACGGCGTTGGAATCGTCTGCGATGGCCTTCAGGTGATTGAACACCTTGGCGATCTCGCCTGCACCTGCACGAACGAGATTGACCGTGTTCTGAACAACCGCCTTGTCGGAGGCGGATAACGAGTCATAGGTTGCCATGTCTTATCCTCGGTGAATCTTGATGGCCATTCAGACGCGCCGCGATCGCCGCGCCCGAATTGGCAGATCATCGGGCTCGTCATCCTCGGTTTCGTCCGCTATGCGGAGCGGCTCGGCACTGGCCTTGTTCTCGACGACCGGCGCGGTCTCGGCGATAGGGCGCGGGATCAGGCGCTCAACCGGCCTCTGCCACGGGCGCGGAGGCGATGGCGTTCGCCGGGCGATCCCGAGCCCGTCGCACAGGTGCGCCGCCAGGTCGTCGGCCACCTCGCCCGTCCAGCCCTTGGGGTAGGCGATGGTACGACCCTGCCAGGGGACATGGCGGGCGCGGGTGACGCGGACTTCGGTCATGGCTCAGGCGCGCCTTGGGCGGCCGACTCGCCGCGGTGGAGGGGCGCCCTCATCCTCGTCGGCATCTTCGGCCGCCTCGGCGGGATCGCTATCCACGGGCGTCTGTGGGGTGCCTGAGGCCGGTTCGTCGCCCTCGTCCGCCGGGTCGGGATCGCCCGCGGGCCCCGCATCGGGCACCGCCCTGTTCTCCTCGGCGCCGGCCAGCATCTTGTTCTCCGGCGCGGCCATGATCGCCTTCGCCTCCACCCGCACCGCCGCCGGGGGGTCCATGTCCTCGCAGAACGCCTTGGCGAGGTGCTCGGGCACGTCACCTTGCCAGCCTTTCTCGTAGGTCGTGACAGACACAAAGTTGGGCGCGCCGCGTTCCCGCCGCAGCATGCGGATCTCGGTCATGGGTGAACTCCTTGAAAAAGTGGGGCGCACCCGAAGATGCGCCCCGAGTTTCGTGGCCAGGACTCCAGGGAGGCAGATTGGCCCAGCCACTCCGAGAGGTATTAGCCCGCCGGCTCGAGGTGGGCGTGGCCGAGGACGAGGCCGACGCCGATCGGGCCGCCGGAACCGAGGCCGGTCGGGGTCAGGGTCACCTTGATGAACCTCCGGTCGCCGATGTAGGCGATCTTGAAGGCCGTGGTGTTGTCCTCGTCGAAAGTGTGCACGACGCCGGCCGTCTGGGTGCCGCCATCGAGGTCGGTGTCGGCCACGTTGGCGTAGGCGCCGGCTGCGCCGGCACCGTCGTCGTCGGCGTGCTCCACCTTGACCGCGATGGTGCCCGGCGTCGGCGAGCCGGTCGACAGGCCGTCGATCAGGCCCAGGTCCACGACGATCAGGCAGGAGTCGAAGCCCCTCAGATCTTCGTCCCCGGTGTTCTTGGCCGCGGTCGTGATCGTGGAGGGCACCAACGCCTGGACGTACTTCAGGGCGTTGTATTTGCTACGGGTTGCCATGATTCAGCCCTCCTCTTAGCTGGTGCCGAACTTCAGCAGCTTGATGGCATCGAAGTTGATGACATCGCCGCCCACCCGCTTGGTGGTGTAGAACTGGATGTACGGCTTGCTGCTGAAGGGATCGCGGAGGATCCGGATGCCGATGCGGTCGACGATCTGGTAGCCCTCCATGAAGTCGCCGAATGCGATCGAGAAGCTGTTGGCCGCGATCGCCGGCATGTCTTCTGCCCCGGTGATCGGGAAGCCGAACAGCATGAACGAGCCGAGCGGCACGCCGGTGATGTTGCCGGTATTCATGGTCACCAGATACTCGCCGGTCGTCGCCCGCAGCTTACGGACCTCGGCCTCGCTGGCGCGGGCCATGAGCCAGCGGGCGTTCGGCCGGAAGATCGGCTTGAGCTTGGCCATGAGGTCGACCAGTTCGTCCGCCGGACTTGCCGTCGCGTCGACGGTGTCGGTGTCGAACGCGCCGGACTTGCCCGTTGCCACGTACTGGAGGATGCCCCAGGCGCGCGAGGCATCGTCCGCAGTGGTGGCCGCTCCCGAATAGTCGAGGAAGCCGCGCGGCTGATTGACGCCGTTGCCGGTCACGAACGCGGTATTCTCCGTCCGCGCCAGCTTGTCCGCGAGCTTGCGGTTAAGCCACTCCTCGACGCCGAACTCGGCATCGTCCAGGAGCTTCTGGGTGATGCGCGGGTTGGCGAACTGCTCGTGAACCGAGATCCGTACCTTGCCGATCTCGGGCGTCGCCGTCTCGCCGCGGCTCTCGGTCTCGCCGACCCAGCCGCCCGACGTGGCGTCGTTGGTGTCGGTCACCCATTCGACCGCATCGGTGCCGGTTTGCATCACCGAAGCGATCGAGCGCATGGGCGAGGTCTCGAACATCCGCGCGATGATGGCGTCCATCATCTGCGGCCGCACCCAATAGCCGCCGTCCGCATCGGCACCGACTTGCAGTGCCTTCTGGTCGAGGCCGGAGAACTTCTCGCCCCATCGCAGATATTTGCGGAACGCGCCGTCGTAGGCGTCATAGGAAGCACGGTCCAACTCGACGCCGAGCGAACGGGCGTTCTGCATGTGCGTGGGCACCCGCCAGAACTGCGCGACTGCCTTCTCGATCTTCGCATCCTCCTCGCCGGTGGCCTTGCCGCCGCGCGAATAGGCCGTCTCGAGGGTGTCGAGCCGTTCCTGGGTTTCCTTCTTGTCGGCCTCGAATGCCTCCTCGATCGCCTTGCGGGCTTTCTCGGCGGCCTCGGCCTCGGCGTGCGCCTTGGCGATCTTCTCCGCCAGGTCGCTCACCGCCTTGTTGGCCTTCTCCACCTTGTCCTCGGTGACGGCGTCCGCGGAGCCGAGCTCCGTGATCTGGCCGCGCATCTCGTCGAGGCTGGCGTTCAGGGCCTCGAAGGTCTTCGCTTGCTCTTCGACAAGAGCCTTGAGCTCAGGAGTCATGTCCTGTCTCCTTCGTTGCCAATGAAAAAGCCGCCGGAACGGCGGCTTGACGGAACGGGATTGCCCGGCGTCTAAGCGGCGCTGGCGCGTGCCCGTGCTTTGGCGAAGCTCTCGCGCAGAATCGCGATCACTTCGTCCACGTCATCTTCGGCAACATCCCGTATGCTCTGAAGATGCTTGAAGCCGCGACTGATGATCGTCTTGGCCTCCTCGAGGCTGAACCCAGCATCCCGCATGAGCAGCCGTTCGAATTGTCGTTCGGTGGGGAATCCCCCACCTTCGATGATGGATTTCACCCGGCCGATCTCCGCTTTGGGGTTGGCCGGGAAGGTGACAACCGAGACCTCCATGAGGTCGATCTCGCGGAGGATCCGATTGCCGTCCTTATCGGTTTCGGCACCACCCTCGGGCACCCGGAAGCCGATGGAGAGCGCGTCGATCGCACCCAGCTTCATCAGCTCGTGCGCCTCGCGGCCGCGCTGGATCGAGAGCGCGAGCTGGCCGCGCACGAACAGGCCCTGCCGGGTCTCCTTCATCTCGGAGAACACGCCGAGGGGTTCGTCGCTGCGGTGCTGCCACAGCATCTTCACCTTGTGGGCGGGGCGCCGCTTCAGGGATTCCTTGAAGGCGCCGCGGCGGATCACGTCGCCGACCAGGTCCATGTTGCCGAAGGTCGAGGCCATGCCTTCGAACATGCCGTCCTCGTCCTCGTCGGCCTTGATCTCGGCGTCGAAGGTGAGGCGCTTGGTCTCCCAGTCGTTGTCCGCATCCAGATCCAGATCGCTCAGGGCCATGGCGTCGTCCTTGTCTCGGTTGCGCCACTGCGTGTTGCACACCGCGAAGCGCTGGTCCCGGTCCGGGAACTCGTCGCGCATGGTGGCGTTGCCCATGCAGCGCGCGAGGAACTTGTCGCGGCTCTCGCCGTCGTGAGGCTTAGGCATCGGCATAGCGGCTAGTCCAGATCGGTCCCGCGATAGGCGAGCACGCAGCGGCAGTTGATGACGAGGCGCGGCGGCGCCGACGGATCGCCCGGTCGATCCATCTTCACGCCGTCGACGTCGAACGGCTCGTCCATCTTGCGGATTTGGCCGTCGGTCGGAGCGCGGTGCGCTTGGCGGGTGCGCTCGTCCTCGGCCGATACCCACTCGCGCAGCAACTGCTCATCGAGCCCGAGAGCCCGCACCATCTCGTCGTCGGCCGCGGTCGAGGCAGCATGGGTCTCGGTACGCGCGATCAGCAGCGAACGAGCCCGGCCGATGGTGCCGGATGTCTTCTCGCGGATGCGCTTGCCTATGGCCTCGATGCCCTCGCCGGCCTGCTCGCCCTCCAGGATCGCGTCCATGATGAGGCGGCGCGTCGTGCCATCGATGCGGGTGACGCGCTCGCCGACGATCAGCTCCAGCCAGCGAATGACTGCGGCGTTGAAGAAGTTCTCCGAGTCCTTGGTTTCGAGGACCTGGAACGCGGCCTTGGCCTGCACGGCGAGTCGTTCGCCGAACACCTGGAAAACCCGCCGGTGATGGATGGCGAGCAGCGCCGTCAATCTCGGCCGGTGGCCCGCCATCGCCATGCCGGCGCCGACCCGGCCGTCGGCCCGGTAGCCTGCGACCGCCGCCCGGCCGGTCGCGCGGAACTCGCCGTTGAGACGCCGCGTCAGGTTGCGCTCAAGTCGCGTGCGAAGCCGGAGCTGCGCCCGCCACTCACGCAGCCGCGCCTGGCGGCCGCTCGCTCTCAGGATCGCCATAGGCCAGGCGGAACTGCTCGCGGGCCTGCTCCGGGGTGAGGCCGCCGACGGGCAACTGGATCAGGGATCGCGCCTCGTCTTCCTCGGGGTCGCTTTCCGGCTCCGAGCCGAGCGGCAGCAGGGTGGCGGGCACCAGCAGCACATCGCCGCCCTCGATAGCGTCGAAGCCGAGCGCCGCCCGTTTCTCGTTGATGGTGAGGAAATCGGCTTGGCGGGTCATGTCCCACTTTTCACGTCGGCGCACCTGCAGGGCCGGGATCTCGTCCTGGTCGAAGCCGAGCGAGAGCCCCTCGCCGTAGCGCGGCACCAGCCACCTGTTGAGATCGTCCATGTAGGTGTCGACCAGCGGCAGGACCGCGTCCTGGTAGAGCGAGAGCCGCGCCTGCTCGAAGTTGGCGAAGGTCTGCGAGCCCTCGATGCCGACCAGCTGCGGTGGCACGTCGTAGGCCATGGCGATGTCCCGCGCGCTCATGTCGCGGCCTTTGAGCCAGTCCATGTCGCGGGGGCTCAAGGACATCTGCTGCCATTGTAGGCCACCTTCCAAGAGCCATGGCTCGCCAGCAGCATCGGGTCCAGAATGTTCCTTGATTTCCCGTTTCACCCGCAGGAACTGCTCGTCAGACATGACGTCCGATGCGCCCTCATCGACCGGCGTGTAGACGAGTGCACCCGACGGCGTCGCGCTGTTGGCGAGCAGGTTGAAGTTGTGGCGGCCGGCAGCGTTGTGCTGGTCGATCTCGAACGCAGCCGCTTCGAGCGGACTCATGCCGTACCAGTCGTCGAGCGGATGGAACGACCGGGAATGGAGGATCGGCGAGCCGGCGGGCTTCAGCGGGTTGGCGTCCCAGCGCGCCTCTCGGCCGCCCGCCTGAAACACGTAGCCGGCCGGCTGCCCGTTCTCGCCTTTGATCACCCGCATGCGGTCGGGCCGGAGCGCCCACAGCTCCTTGGGCTGGCCCGCGCGGATGCCTCCGGTCGGCCCGGCCACCTCGATGTAGGAGTTCCCCGAAAGCAGCCGATAGGCATAGACGGCATGGAAGAATGCGGCCCCGCCCTGGAACGGGTTGGGACGCTTCATCAGATCAAGGAGCGGGTGCTGCTCGATCTCGGTCTTAGCGCCGGCCTCGCCGCGAAACAGCTGCCACGGCACCGCCGCCGCGCATTCCGCGATCAGGTTCACGCAGCGGAAAACCACCGCGTTAGACTGGAAGCCTTCCTTCGCGAGCTTGTCGTACTCCCGCGGCGTCGGGATAGCGCGCCCGACGCCAAAGAGGGCCAAGAGCGGGTGCGACAGGCTGTCCTTGCGTTCACGGCGTGACGGGCGGCCCCACAGGCCCGCCCAGGCGGCGGCAAGGCCCATCAGAGACGCCGCACCTGGGGGCCGTGGCGGTCGGGCTTGACCATCAGTTCGGTCAGCGCCCACACCAGCGCATCGACGCGGTCGGGCGAACGTTCGGTGCCGAGCGGCTCCCACGTCACCATCTGATCCTCGAGTTCGTCGAATCCGCCGACATGGGTCACCTTTCCCTGCTCGTAGAGCGCGGCGACCGGCTCGGCCCGGGCCTGCTTGCCGCGCGAGGCGTGGAGCGCCTTGAAGCCGAAGTGGGTGCCGTTCGCCTGGGTGCGGATGGTGTGCTCGACCATCTCGCCGCCGTTGTTCACCTCGCCGACGATGCGGTCGGCCTCGAAGCGCTTGTAGGCCTTGAGCGCCTTCTCGGCCCACTGGGCGGGCTTCATGCGGTCGGAGAAGTCCGCCAGCACGTAGCCGCGCTTGTCGGCGCCGAGACCCGCCACGATGATGCCGGTCTCGTCGGACTGCTCGTTCGAGGTCACCGCCGGATCGATCGCCACCACGACGCGCACCAGATCGATGGGATAGGCCTTGTCCCGGTGCTTCTCGATCAGCGCCCGGGTCCACAGCGCGCCCTCGGCCTCCTCGAGGATCTCGGCGTGGATCTCCTGGCGGCCGTGGCGGGTGCCCTCGTACTGGGCGAGCGTTTCGGCGAACCAGGTCGGGTCGAGGTTGGCGCGGTTCTCGTAGCTCGAACCGATCACGGTCACCGTGCCGGCGTGGGCCTCGATATCGCGCAGCAGCTTCAACGGCCGGGGCGTGGTGGTGATGAGCCGCCGCGGCCGGTCGCCCGAGGCCTCCCGCATGCCGAACTGCAGGTTGTCCCAGGTCTCTCGCGGATGCTTGAACTTGGCGATCTCATCGAGCCAGGCGGTGTCGCCGGAGAAGCCGCGCAGCTGGTCGGGCTCTTCGTCGGAGTAGATCGTCGCCCACGAACTGTTCGGCCAGGTGAGGCGGCGTTTGGACGGCTCGTAAAGCGGGCGCTTGGCTTCGGGCACGTTACGCAGGAACCCGCCCGGGCCCTCGACCATGTATTCGCGGGCGTCGGCCGGCGTCCGGGCGACGAGCGCGATCCAGCGCCCGGCGTGCTCCTCGGCACGCTCCTGCACCCAGCCAGAGCCGGCACGGGTCTTGCCGAAGCCGCGGCCGGCGCGGATGACCCAGGTCGACCAGTCGCCGTCGGGCGGCAACTGCTTCGGGCGCGCGTGAACGCGCCAGCTAGTGAGAAGTTTCCGCGCCTCCGCTTCCGTTAGGCTTTGCAGAATCTGGTCCCGCTCCGAGGCGGGCAGCAGCGCCAAGCACTCGATCACGGAATTCGTCGACGAAGGTGTGCTGATGGTCATGCTGATGCTTCACGGTACCGTCGTGCACGATATGCGACACATGCCGCCACTGGTCCGGCATGCGGTTGCAGACCCAGAAGATCTGGGCCGCGACGTTGCTGTTCTTCGTGGCGTTGTCGTAGAGCGATTCGACCACCTTTACGTCCGCCTGGCAGCGGCCGAGCTCGAGCTCCTCGGGGTAGTGCTCGCGCAACGTCGTGCAGGCGATGCCCTTGACCTTGGCGATCTTCTTCTCGTTGAGGCCGTAGCCGGCCATCGCCATGACCTCGTGGCGATCCTTCAGTGTCGGCTCGTGAGTTGGGCGGCCGGCGTCCGTGCCGCGGCCCACGCCCACTTGCCGCAGGGTGCCGTCCTTGCGGCGGCCGCGATAGCGGCCCTGGGTGAGCTTCTTCGGGTCGACGAACATCAAGCGGCTTCTTTCAGGCGCGCCGCAGCGACCTCAGCGAAGGTGCGGCCATTGTCTTCGAGCGTGGCCTCCTCGCCGGTGAATTGTTGCCACCGGCGCACCGCCACGTCGACATACTGCGGTGTGATCTCCATGCCGTAGCAGATGCGCGCCTCCTTCTCGGCGGCGATCATGGTGGTGCCGGAGCCGAGGAAGGGGTCGTAGACCGCCTGGCCGGGGTTGGAGTTGTTCACGATGGGCCGGCGCATGCACTCGACGGGTTTCTGGGTGCCGTGGCCAACCTTGCGGTCATAGCGTTCGTTCGCCGAACCAACAGGGTTGAGATTGTCAATTCGCCAAAGCGTCGTCTGCGTCCGCCCGCCAGTCCAATGACCCTGCTTGCCCTTGCGAACAGCATACCAACAAGGCTCATGTTGTGGATGATAATGGCCTCGGCCAATCACATGGTTTTGCTTAGCCCAGATGATTTGTGAACGGCATTCAAATCCCGCCACACCGAGGGACGCCGCGACCTGAATCGCTTGAGTCGCTGCATGCCAGACATAGACCACGGCCCCCGGGAATAAAGCCCATGCTTCTGACCAATCCACCCGGTCATCGTTTTCGACTCGCGCTGAGATGCTTGGCGCGAATTGTGTGACGGCCTCGTTACGCCAGCCCGGTGTATAGTTCACCCCGTACGGCGGGTCCGTCACCATGAGATGCGGCTCGACGTCGGCCAACAGCGCCGCCACGTCCTCGGCGTTGGTGGAATCCCCGCAGCGCACCCGGTGCCGCCCACACAGCCACACATCGCTCGCCTGGCTTACGACCTGCTCCTGGACGCTGGGTACGGCATCCTCGTCGGTGAGGCCTTCACCGGCGCTCTGTGCCCGAGCGAATAGCCCGTCCAGCTCGTCACCGGAGAAGCCAGCGAGCGTGCAGTCGAAGCCGAGCGCGTCGAGGGCAAGCAGCTCCCGGCCCAGCAACGGCTCGTCCCACCCGGCATTGAGGGCGAGCTTATTGTCGGCGATGATGTAGGCGCGCGCCTGCGCCTCGCTGAGATCGCCCAGCTCGATGCAAGGGACGGTATCCAGACCAAGCTGCTCGGCGGCCAGCACCCGACCGTGGCCTGCGATGATACCCTTGGCGCCGTCCACCAGCACCGGATTGGTCCAGCCGAATTCGCCCATGGAGGCGGCGATCTGCGCCACCTGCGTCTCGGAGTGAGTCCGCGCGTTGTGGGCGTAGGGCTTAAGCTCGGCAAGGGCGATGTGGCGGACGGTGAGATCGCGAGGCTGCATCTGCCCTCCCGGCAACGGAAAGCCCCGCGCGGGCGATGCCGGCGGGGCATGGTGCTGACCCAATTGTGGAACGCTGACAAGCCTAACGACTTCCGGGGGCCCCCTGTCAAGCGGAAAATTATTTGAGCTTTGACTGTTTCGTTCCGAGACGATCAAGCCATCCCTGGCGTTTTGCTTGGGAAACCGTGGCTTGGTGAACCCCCAATACCTCCGCTGCAATTCGTTGTGATGGATATCGTACACCTTGAATAATTATCGGTTTACCTCTGTGACTTCTACCTTTCGAGCCACGCGGCCCGAGTCCCACAAAATCCAATGTTCCGCGTTTCGCTGCCTTAGTAACTGTGTCTGGGCATAAGCCGAGCGCCAATGCAGCAGCACGACCAGATGGATAGGTTATCCCCCTGATGGTTACAGGTTTGGCATTATGGCTCATCGCCCTCCCCTTTCGCGGTAGTGCTTTTCGAGGCTGTGCAGCGCCTCCTTGAGGATCACGATGCCGGCCGATTTGGCGACGTTCACCCGGTAACCCCGCGCCAGCGTCCAGTCCCGCGCCGAGAGGTTGCAGCAGCAGACGTGGAACAGGACCCCGTAGGCGACCGGACCGACTGCCGCGGCCGCGCGGTTGACCAGCAGGCGCATCTCGGCCTGGTGCGCGCTGAAACTTGGCGGCGCCTCGATGCGGATGAGGAACCCGCCCACCACCTTGGGGTTCGCACCGGTGCCGAGCCATTCGCGGTAGAGCCGCATGCCGGCGTCGTGCTGAGGCTGCTTGATCGCGCCCTGGCGGAGATACCTGTCGAGCATGTTCTCGGTCGCGACCCGGAGCGGCGGGCGGTCGCCCCACGGCATGGCGTCGGAGGCGCGCGCCCGTTCGATCGCGTCGCCGTGGCCGAACCGCTCGGGCGGGGGCGGGACCTCGTCGTTGGCGGCCTCCGGCAGGGTCATCTCCTTGGCCTTCGCCTTGCGGAACCGGCGGCGGCGGGCGGCGCGGCTGGGCATCCAGGTCTCCGAATCAGTTGCAGAGGGTTGCGGGGCGGAGGGCAGGCCAGGACTGGATATCAGCCTCTATCTGGCCCTCCGCCCGCGCGCGCCCCGGTCTGGGCAAACCTTCTCTGGCAAGCAGTTGGTGCCTAGCCCTCTCCACGGCGAAGGTAACGGCGGGAGGCATAGTTGATTTGGTTGTCATGAGGAGGACGGCCTCCCGCCGATAGAGGACACGCACAAGCTGGTTGTCAGGCATGTTCTGGTCCTCCGAAACTGCGGGGCAGGCGGCCCATTTCTGGCAATCACAGCTATGCTGGCCCGCCCCGAGGGAAAGCCTGGTTGGCACATCACGTCTGGTCGTCACGGTCGAGTTGGCCATTCCAGGCCTTCCAAAGATCCTTAAGCAGCTCTTTGAGCATCACCCGCATGGCGAGCTTGTGGGCGTGCAGCTTGGGCGTCTTGCTGCCGTCGGCCTCGAAGCGCGCCAGGTAGTCCGCCTTGCGCCGGTCGTAGAGCGCTTTGTATTTGCCGTCACCGTTGAGCTTCATGAGCGGCTCGATGACGGTGCCGTATAGCTCGCCCTTCACCCGGCGCGGCACCTTGCGGCCCTCGGACTTCTCGCCCTTCGGGTATTCCTCGCGCGGCGCCCAGCCGAGCCGTTTCCACAAGTGCTGCCAGTGCGGATAGTTGGCGAGGTTCCCGGCCTCGCCCACGATCACCGCCAAGGCGAGATCCCCGAATCCCTTCACACTCTCTGCGAACTCGTAGGCCGGCAGATCCCGCACCAGCTTCCGCATCTCCTTCTCGATCTCCTTGCGGCGCAGATCAAAGGGCGTGCGCCCGATGGCGGTGTCCTGCACGTAGGGCAGCAGCGTTTCCGCCGCATCCTCCATGCCGGCGGGCAGCTCGCCATCCTGGACCGCCTTGACCAGCTTAGCGGCGTCCTTGCGAATGCGCTCCCGCTCCGCTTCCGGCAGGCTGACCTTCCAGCCAAGCTGCCAGCGTGCGAGCGCACCGAGGGCATTGTTGAGACGCGACTGCTGGCCGATGCAGAAGCGCCGCTTAGCCTGGGCATTGGCCAACAGATCGCAGACTTCGGAGAGGGAGCGGACACTACTACTTTGGCTTTCATGATGCCCATGGGCCGCCCCCTCTCCCAACGCGGAGGCAGTTCGTGTCTGGATGTCATGATCTGGTTGGCCTCCGTCGTCCTCCGGGTTTCCATCACGCCGCATGGCCTACCTCCTTGACCTTCGCGATACCGAGCGATCCGAGAAGCTTGCGCCCGCTCGCCAAGATCGCCTCCACCTGCGCCTGTGTCGCCACCTCGGGCAGCGGCGTCACATCGTCCGGCCAATCGATCTCGGTCAGCGCGCGATCCGCGATATGGTCGACCACCATGCCCTTGCGCTTGAGGTTGACGAAATCCTGCCGCGTGGCCGTCTTGAGCGTGATGTCGAACAGGCCGAGCTTCTGATCCCAGAAGCTCTTGGTGAGCGCGGCATGACCCTCGGGTGTCCTGCGATTGTGAGCGCGAACCGAAACGGGACGGGCACCGGTAGTTTGGATGTCAGCGTCAAGGTGGCCCGCCCCGTTCGCGCCACCGCCCGGAGCGGCACCGCCAATATGGTTTTCAGTGCCAGGATGGCCGCCCGGGCGGGGTTTGGTCGCGGGGGCACCGCTCAAATGGCTGTCAGATGCTGACTGGCCCCCGCGGGCCGGCTTCCCGGCCATCTCTTGAGCACGCGCGTTCAGATAGCGCCACGCCGGTTGTCCGATTTCGTCCTTGGCGAGCAATGCCAACAGCAGGTCCGGCTCCGCGCGCAGGCCGTCAAGGAAACCCTCCACCGCGCGCGTGGGCACGCCGTCCGCACCCTGTAGGCATTTCACCGCCAGCAGGTAGAGCCTCCGGTCGGGCGGCAGCGCGCCGGCGCTTGCGAGTTTATCCTTCATTGTCATGGTCTTAGTCTCCTAGCCCGATCCCAAACACCCGGGCCGGAGGTTGTGAGGGCCACGGGACAGCAAGGTGCTGGTTGTCACCTGTGGCATGGTCCCGTGGCGGCCGCCGGTTTGGGACGGCGGCATGGTGTAGATGGCGCGAGGCAGGATGTAGCTGGCTATCACGCCACGGCTGGCCTCGCGCCGGCCGCTGATCAGGGGCAGCGGCATGGTGTTCACCCTCCCACTGCAAGGATCCCGAACATGGCCACCCCGCCGACGGCGAGCCCCGCGGCGAGGCACAGCAGAGCAATGCGCAGCAGCCGAGTCTCGGCGCGGTCACGTGCCAGGATTGCTCGAAGCCTGTCCACATTGGCCTCGCGCAACAAGCCTTGCAGCTCCGTTACCTGCCGCACCGTAGGACGGCTCATGTGCTTAGGCGGCGCGGGCGGCGGCCGGGGCTTCGACGATCTCGACGGCGGTTTGGTTGCTGGTTTGCTCATGGTGTTTTCTCCGGTCTGAAAATTTCGCCTTCGGGAAGGTGCGGGTGGGGCCGCTCGCGCGCGGGCGCGGATACTGGCACGTTGAATCCAGGACGTGAGAGGAAAGCCGTTCGATGATGGATCGAGAGCGCAAGGGGTCCGGGTCCAAGCGAGCCCTCCAGGCGGAGCGCTAGGACCGGGACACCCGCTGCGCTGCGCTGTCGTCTCGACCTACACCGACCACCACTACCACCACCTCCTCTATCTACGTAGTAGTAGGACCTAGCCGGACGCAACCTGGACGAACCTAGACCTGCGAATGATATCAAAGTGTTATGGATAACCAGGACGGACCTGGACCGAACCAGGACGAAATAACCAGGACGGGCCAATTTCAATGACTTACAGGGAACCGGGACCAACCGGGACGTTCGCTCTTTCAACCGACAGGATATCCTACGCCGCATTGAAAAGATCCCTTCGAACGATGGCCAGCCGCGTGTGCTGGTTGCTCGGCTTCCCATATTTTTCTGTCCCGATGATCCCTCGTGTCTCGAGGTTCCGAAGCGCTTTTGCAAGATCCTGACTGGTTGCTCCATCGTTCAGCCCGGCGGTCATGATGTTTCGCACGGCATAATTCGATGCGTGCGAACTGAAGCTCATGTTGACGCCTTGCTTCGTAAGGCGCTCCACGGCGTCCAGGAATATGCGCTCCACGGCTCCCGCGCTCGTCGGCGTAGTCGCTTTCGGCTCGAACATGCCATCGCGATAGCGGCATTGGATCGTGTTCCCACTGGCCGAATAGTTGGCCTTGCGGTTGCTCAAAATCCGCGCGTCGCGGTCGTTGCTCTCCAGTCCGTCGACAAGCGGCCGGTGGAAATAGAGCCGCGAGCGGACGGCGTTGCTCCAGGCGGTGCTGCCGGACTCGCCGGTGCCGCTGGCGCGGCCGCTCAGGGACGGATGCGCGTTCAGGACGATAGCGCCGTCCATGTCGCAGGCGAGCTGGGTCAGGAGATTGATGAACCGTCGCGCCATCACGCGATCGTTCTCGTTCCCGGGATAAAAGTCGTGGAGCGCGTCAAGGATCAACAGGCGGGCCCCGAGATCCTGCGTCAGACGATGCAGGTCCTCAAATAGCCCGGTAGGCTCCATTTCTCCGGTGAAGCGGTCGAACGTGACCAAGGCGTTGTCGGAGCCGACACGGGTTACCCAGTGCATTCCTGGCGGCGTGTCGATGCCCAATGCCTTGTTGATCGCCATTTGGCGACGCCGGAGCTCGTCGACTTCGTCTTCGCAGTAGACGCCGACGCTGACACACCGTTTTGCGAATTGACCGAGCCAGGCGCGCCCCTCCGCGCAACAGGTCTGCAGCTGCATGTCGAGCAGGCTCTTGCCGAGTCCGCCGTCGCCGGAGAGCATCGTGACGGCCCGGAGAGGAATCCAATCGGCCACCAGCCAGGGTCTTTCCGGAGGCTCTCCCGCCAGCGTCTCGGGGCGCACGACCGCGATCCCGCTACCCAGAGTGGCCTTCTCGGCCGTGTACTGGGGTGCGGCCGCGATCATCTCCTCGATGTCCAGCCCGTCCGGGATATTGTCGGCCAGGTCCCATTTACGCGGCAAACTCGACGGCACGTCGACGATCCGCACATCAGCCCCGAGATGCGTCAGCTTCGCCGCGATCTCCCGCATGCTCCGCTTGCCTTCGTCGTCCGCATCCGGCCAGCAGATCACTTTCCGGTGGCCGAGAGGGTGCCAATCGATCTGCTTGATAGCTTTCGCGCCGCCGGGCCAGGTCATGACCGTGAACTGTGAAAGCAATAATTGAGCCGTCTCGGCCGTTTTCTCTCCCTCGACAAGCAAAACTGGACGAAACGTGTCCGCCTTCAACGAAGCCAAGCGATAGAGCGGCCGAGGCGGCGGCATGCTTTGCTTCCACTGCCACTCGCCATCCAGCCGGTAGAGCGGGCGGATTACCTTTGGGCGATCCGCGATCGCCTCCCAACGCCACACCTCGAAATCCTCGGTATAGACGTAGATCTCATTGGGCTTGCCGAATTTCGCGTGGGCGACGGGCTTTAGGCCCCGCTCCGTCGTGTGACCGTTCCACAGCCCCCGATCGGAGAGCGCGCCGATGACCTGATCCTGCGAGCAGCCGGCGTGGCAGTGGACCAGAAGCCCGCCATTGTCTCCGTCGCTGATCGAGAGGCTGGGCGAGCGGTCGTCATGGGCCGGGCACTTGGCGGTCCCGTAAGAGCCGTGCCAATTACCATGCAAGGCGCGCGTCAGGCCGCGGGCGTCCACGTCGCGATCCCCTCGTCTGCCTTGTCGCCATCCACGATTATGATGCCCCGTTGGGCCGGCAGAACGACGCCGTTTCGCCGGGCGCGCCACCAGATCGCACGCAGCTCGGCCAGCATCGCCTCGTCCAGCCGCATCCAGCATTCGGCCCCGATGTTGCAATCCCGACTCATGCGCTAGAATCAGCTCTCCTTACTTGGCGGCATCCATGCCCTGCCGCTGTGGGCAATGAGATGGAAGGCGCGGGCGCGGTCATGGCGATGCACTCGCGCCGGTACCGCAGTGACCGCAGACGGTCTGATCGACCGATCGCGTCTTGAAGATTTGGTCACACTCCAAGCACCGGCGCTGCATGGGGCGGCTGAACACGCCGCCGTGCTCGCGCACGTTGTCGGACTCCGTGAGGGCCGGTCGCCCGGTTCGTTTTTCCGCTGGCCACGGCTTACCCGCCTTGGCCGGATTCCGCTTCGCCTCGGCGGCGGACTTCCGCCCGTGCAGCATGAAGACGATGGTCTTGTCGCGGGCTTCCGGGTGCCAGCACAGCCCGCAACTGCCGCAGCAGGCCGTGTCGTCGGTCTGCGCCGGGCACACGATGCCCTCGCCGACGCGGCCCCGATCCTTCCGCCGGATCGTCGTCGCCCCCATGGGCTGGGGCTCGGCAGCGGAGAAGCGGATGGCGCAGCGGTCGGGGAAGGAGTGGTTGAGTTCGCCGATGGCCAATCCGATCTTGGATTTCTTCGGATGCGCGGTATAGCCGAAGACCCGCAGGGCGCGGAGCTCATTGAGCCACATCCACCAGGCGGCCACATAGGGGTTGTCGTAGAAGTCGCCGAGCTGGTGCAGCCGGACGACGATGCCCTGCTCGTGCACGTCCAGCAGCTTTCGAAGATTGGTATCGATGGCGGCGATGAGTTCCGGGCCGTGCCGATGGCGCCGCGCCATGGGCATACCGTTCCCATAACACTCGCGCCAGACGTGACAGGAACGCGGACAGGTGGCGCGCTCCTCGAGTGTCAGGCTGTAGATCGGCAGGCCGGCCCAGGGGCCTTTGACAACGCAGTCGCCCAGCTTAGGCGAGTTGGCCCCGGAGATCAGCACGTTCGCTTGAGCGGCCGGGTCCGCGACGGTGCTCGGAAAGAGGGTGCGGCCGTCAATGACCGCTGGGTGATCATCCGCGAGTCCGTGCGTCCGCTCAGGATCGATGGGCGCGTGATTGGTAAACCGGCGATGGGGTGTGGCCACGCCATTTTTTTTTGCCCGCTTGCCTCGCGGCAGCTTGAGCATGGAAATACGGGTGTTGACCGCGGCGACGCTTCGGCCGAGCCGGTCCGCCATCTGCCTGGCCGACACTCCTTCGGCGCGCCACTGGCGAAGCTTGGCATATTCCTCGTTCGTCCAAGCGGCATGGGCGCCCTCGGTTCGCAACGGCTGTCGGTGGGCAGGTTCCTGCACAGGTACGACGGGCGGCGGTTTCTCGGCCGCCGGGAGTGGTGCTGATGGCTGGCCCTCACGCGCCTCGCGCACCATCACCTTGGCGTACCAGTCGAGCGCGTCGCGCAACATGAAGTGCTTGGCGGCCTCGGCATCGCTCATGCCCATGGCGTTGCCGAAGTGGCGCACAATGGCGAGTTGTCCGTCCGTCAGATCGATTGTGAGCGGAGGCATCACGCCGCATCTCCGAACAGTCCGCCCACCGGCAGCTTCACCGGGAGCCGCAGCCAGTGGACGGCGTAGTCGAGCACGGCGAGTGCATCGGCCTCGTCGTCGTTCTTCGGTTGCCAACCGCGCTGCCTGCAAGCCCTCAAGGTCGCCGCCTTCTTCTCCGCGCGTTGCGGCGGGCAGCGACCGACGAAGTGTTTCGTCACGGTCTTGATGTTGGTCTCGAAGCACCGGATCTCGCGCCGGTGGCACACGAGCTCGGTCACCCCGGCGAGGCAGAGCAGCTTCCTCGCGGTATCCTGGCTGGTCTTCCCGGACACGAATGGGGCTTCGAATACGCAAACATCGACCCCGTCCAGCATCGCGACTCGCAGCCAGTCCTCGTAGGCGGCGAGGAATCGCCCGACGTCGGGCCCGGTCGCCGGCAGCCGGTAGGTGCCGTAGTCGACCCGGCCGTCGCGCAGCCGCGCCCAGCCGACCGAAGTGGCGAGGTCGAGCGAGAGCAGGCTGGGCGCAGTCACCGGACGAACCTCCGCAGCGCCTTCACGTCCTTCTGTCTCAGCCCCGGATAGCCGGCCCGCGCCCACTGATGGCGTTGATGGTTCGTCATCGACTGGACGACCGCTTGGAACTTGGACCAGGGCCCGCGGCGAGCGGAAACGGAGGCGCGGCTCGATAATCGTGAACCGTCCGCCCCCGTTTCCTGGCGTGGCGGGGCGGCGGGCTGAACCCCTGGGCTGGGGGCCTCGCGAGCCGTACCAGACCGCCCCTCTCGGTATAACCTCAAATCGAGCGGAATCGAAGTCAACCGCCCGTTGATCGCCTCGATCAGCTTCGAGAAATCCATGGTGTGCGGCCTCTGGTCGCGCGGTTCCAGACGAGGTGCGCGCGGGAACATCAGGCCGTCGCGCCCGCGCCCTCCGCCTGATCCCGCACCTTCAGCGCATCGTCGAAGTTGAGGGTGCCGCCCAGCGGCAGGCGCTCGTGCATCTCGCGAATCAGGTCGAGCGTCGCGTCGTCGCCATTGTCCTGGCTCTGCCGGGTGAGCTTGTAGGTCGCATACTCGACGTTGATCACCTCGGTCGTGAGCTGCAGAGATTCGCGGAGCTTCTTTTTCGCGTCCTTCTTCACCTCGCGGTCCGGGGCGACGTGCTTCTCGAGCGCCGCGGAGATCCGCTTGTCGGCCTGGTAAAGCTCCTCCATCGCATCCTTGATCTGCTTGTCGCGCTCCTTGACGTTGTGCTGGGCGGTAACGCCCGTGTCTTCGCTGTTACCGTTGGCGTTCATCTTGGTGGCCATGTCAGAGTCCTTTCGGTCGTCGGGGTTGGAACAGAGGTTAATCGTTTGGCGCTAATTCACTGGCGTCACCGCGAAAATCCACGTCCGGGATGATCGTCTGGGGCTTGAATACGACGCGGTAGTGGTAGGTGCTGACGCCCTTCGACTCCAACT